CGTGGTTCCATCCGGACCCGGTCTCAATGGAGATCGGTGTTCCGCTGTCCAACGCGCCGCCTCTGTGTGGCAGCGTAAACAACCTTCTCTGCTTGATCAGGGGAAACAACCTGGGCCATCGTTAGTGTTGTTTTCCCAAGGTCTCGCAAACATAGCAAGAGAAGATGCAAAATTTATAGCCTGTGGTGATGGTTATGAGCAGCTATGTGCTCCCAATTTGGTACCGTCTCCTAGGCTTTTCCCCGTGGCTTGCATGGGACCTCCGTTTAATGTACCTGTTGGTACAAAGTACCCACCGCTTTTTGATGGTTACGCCGAATTCTTAAGGTGTGTTGGTCCGGAGGAGAAAAATGAGGTTAAAATGGCCGCGCCGTTAATTGTCGTTTTACCTCCAAATCCGGCTCAGATGCCGGTCATTCCACCATTAGATCCTCCTATATTGGTGCAATTGAAGCAGCCCATTGTCTTGGTTGAAAATAAAGACGTGGTTGAACTTCTTGTCGAACCCATTACCAAGGTCAAACAGAAACAAAAACGTAAATTTTATGAACGTGCTGTTCTTGAACTTGGTGATGTTTTTGATGGGTTCAACCATGATAATGAAATCAAACAAAAACATGTTAAGAAGAAAGGTAGTCGCAAGAAGCAATTTCGTTATAAACGTGCGGCACTGGATCTCCGTGACATGTTTGAAGGTTTTAATCATGAAAATGAAATGTCGGTTGAGCCTGTTTTGGTTCCTGAAGTTCCACAAGACAATGTAGTTCTTGCTGCAAATCCAGCGTTAGAAGTAAATGTGAATGATGAGAGGAAGAATGCTGGTACTGAAAGTTTAAACGAATGGCATTATCGAAAATTTAGGGAATTAAATGTGTTACCTCCGCAAGTTGATGAAATTGATATCTCAGAACTCAAAGGTAATAAAGAAGATTTTGGCTTTCGTTTTAGTAAGGTGATTGAATATTATGGTTGTTTTAGTAAAATTTTCACTTTTAAATGTGAATATGTTAAAATGTGGGCTGGCACTACTGCTGATGCTAGGCCTGATGCAGTTGTGCGTCAGGAGTCCTTGCATCCTACAGTGCATTACATCCAATTAAAATGTACCGAAATGGTTTATTTTGGTTTAGGAGCTACCGCCATGTGGCGTTCTTGGATGAAACCCATAATTTATGACCGTGTAATCAATTTTGAATCTTACATTCAGTTAATTTCCAACCCTGCTCAAACATATATCTTCGATGATACTTGCCTTCTTGATAATTTATCTAGACGTGTTTCTTCGATGGTGACTGTCAACTATGATCGTTATAATTCAGTTGACCGTATAATGGAAGACACGACATATTTGGCATTTCGTCGTACCCAATGGGGAAAAGATAGAGCTAAGAATTATGTGGATTTCCACCCCCCCGGTATTATCCCTCCGCGTTCGTCAAATTCGGATATATTACTACAGAACTCAATGGACCGTTTTCTATCGATGTCGTTGAAGGCTACGGTTCTGCGGTCGTTATTAATAGTCGTAATATACCAAGTTTGCAGGTACGTAGGGCGGTCAGGACTTCGTTGGGGTGTCATTACCGGGGATCTTCCTACCCCCAGCCTGATATGGGCTCGTTGGAAAATATTATTGGAGGATTATCGGCGCGCATCGGCAGGGGCGTCCCCCCTGCGGCCCCAGCTATGTTAGCTGGGCTAAAGAAATTTACACAAAAATGGTTGATGGAAAATATGAAACCGTTGGACTCTAGTCAGCTTTTGACTATTGATCAATGGCTTGAAATGTCTAATTATCCCATCAACCGTAAAGTTGAACTGAGGAAATTGTATACAAAGATGCAACATGAAGGGTTTAACTTTTTCAGTAGTAAGGGTTCTGTTTGTAGAGCAGCTATGTGCAAATGTTTTATAAAAGACGAACCATACTCTAAATATAAATATCCTAGAGGCATATTTTCTCGTAATGATATTTTTAAGATTTACTGTGCTCCTTATTTTAAATCCATTGAAAATGTTTTGTTTAAACGTAAGGAATTTATTAAGAAAATTCCTGTCTTAGACAGGCCGTCGTATATCATGAAACATTATATATGTGGAACTTCTGTTCGAGACGAGATCAATGTTCATACTTTAAATACTGATTATTCGTCTTACGAATGTTCCTTTTCAAAGGAAATGATGGAGTCATGTGAATTTGTACTATATGATTATATGCTTCGGGATCTTCCAGACAGTTCTAATATACTTTCTGTTTTTCGTCAGGTTTTGACCGGTGTCAACGTTTTAAAATTTCGTAATGTTACTGCTAAGGTTAAAGCTAGGCGCATGTCTGGTGAAATGAATACAAGTCTAGGTAATGGGTTTTCTAATTTGATGATCTATTTGTATTTATGTGAATTGAAACAAGCACAGAATATGTTTGTATTAGTTGAGGGTGATGATCTTTTGGCCCAGTACAATGGGCCCTTATTCACCATTGCTGATTACCAACAGTTTGGACTAATTGTTAAAACAATTTATTTAAACGGTCCAAACGAAGCTTCTTTTTGTGGTCAATTATTTGATACTGAAACAAAGACCGTTGTAACTGATCCTGTTAAGGTTATATTGAATTTGGGTTGGACAGATATGTCGTACTGTGGGTCTAGGCAGAAACGCAAGCTTGAATTATTGCGTGCCAAGGCTCTCAGTTATGCTTATCAATATTATCAGTGCCCTATCATATATCCCATGGCTCAGGCTTTCATTCGTTTGACGAACGGTAGTCGTTATCGTTTCAGTCATGACCAGTATAAAGAATCATTTTTACAGGAAATGCTTGTCTCAAAAATAGACATCGAATATCGAAATGTTTCAATGTCTAGCCGAATATTCATGGCTAGTCGTTTTGGTGTATCAATTGCTGATCAAATCTCAATTGAGAAATATTTCGATAGTTTACAGGCAATCTTGCCCTTGAGTTGTGAGGCTTTTGAAAAGTATTTAGTGCCTATTTATTCTGAATTTGACGCTCGATACGTCAAGCAGACTAATACTTTTCTGGCTTTTAGATCCGACCTCACTTTTTGAGGGCTTCGATGATGTCTTCGTGTTTTTACCGAAGCATCAGGACTGCCCATGTCTAAGACACACACAATGGTTGTGCTAGACAAGAAAATGCCCAAGCGTCCCAATATCCAATTAAGGCGCTACCAAGGCCCCCTTTTACCTGGAGGCGAGTTCGTACCCACGAACTTGCCTCGTAATGGGGTTTCTTGGAAGTTCTTGAATCGTGGGAATAATAGGCGACGCAGAAGACGTAGACGTAAGCCGAGAGAAATGAAAGAGGGCATAGGTGCTCCCGTTTCTTTTTCGACCTCTACTGTCTTCAATTCCCCTAGCTTTTCGACTAAACCCATAAAACGAGTGGGTCATGGACCAGGAGTTCGTGTTTGTTTTAACACTTTCCTGTGTCAAGTCGGGAGTAACGGTGTCACTACTAATAGTGACAATTTATTACCAATTACTTTGAATGGTATGTGGTCAGCTGCGGCAAACTGGCTGTCTGGATTGACAACCACTTCTGGTTCAAATGTTTCGGGTATATTTGTTCATCCTTTATCACTTGGTGGACGTATGTTCTCTGAGTGTTTTAACTGGTCTGAATGGAGACCAGTTCGATTAAAACTGACATTTCAAACTTCTGCACCGACTTCATCGTCTGGTATGTTGATGTTTGGGTTTAATCGGGATCCAACAAGTTTATTTGAATGTTCACAATCAGCCTATTTGCCTAACACTTCTAATATGTCACAAAATACACCGCTGGCTGTTACTTCTGTTTATCGTGACTCCTCTATTGTTGTCACTGATTTCGATCCAAATAAGTTGTACAAGTGTAATACTTGGCAGAGACTCAAATCTTCGCCACTTGGTACAACTACTGGTGACCTTTCATATGTTATGGAAGAATCATGTGGTAGGTTTGCGTCCCTTTTTTATGGGATCGCTACCTCTGCCACTCCTTACGGTTCCTTTTGGATCAGTGGTGAAGTTGAATTTTATGGACCAACTTATGGTTCGGCTGTATCATCCACGATTATTGTGGATGGTGCGACTTATCCTTTACCTTCACCACCTTCGGATGAGAAAACGGTTGATATTGAAGATTGTCATCGACTATTGTCTCATCTGAAGTTATCAGGTACTTCTCGTTGCAAAGTTCCCTCTACTTCTACCTCTAGTTCTTCTTCTTCTTCTACTTCTTCTCCTTCTTCACATTTAAAAGACATTGAGTATGATGTTGTTTAGTTTACGACTACATACTTGATTGTTTCAAAGTCCTTTAGTCTTTTAAGGCAGGAAAATCACAAGTGAAAATTGACCAATCACAGCCACAATGGCAAGCAATATGGATAGTACTTAATTGTCCTGTTCATTCGGGTCGTATCCATTTAATTCCTCTGGATTGGGGTTTTGGACTAATAAGACCTACGACTTTGAATGATAACCGGAGTACTCGGGAGGCCACTACTTAAGCGCGTATGTTAGGTAGTTCGTTTTTCCCTTATGAAATATTGACTTGTTTATCAGTCTGTGATGTGTGTCGGTGAGTAATATGTTTTGTAGTCTGGACAACTGGCTCATGGGCAGTGAGTTCCTAGTTTGTTGATTACATGCATGTGGTCAATTCCTACTCATACACCTGAGGCCTAACATTTTAAATGACCTTTCGGTGGTGATGGTAGGTGTGGTTAAGACCTACTGATCCATTGCTGCTTTCTGTGCCGTTGATGTGCGTAACTGAACGTGTATGGGATTTGTTTGTTTATTTGCATAAATAAACTATGAGTGGGAACTACCATTCCCGCCGTCATGCATAAGACGTTAATTGTGCGTGTCCTAGCCGCATCTTTGAGCTAAGCTAGGGTGTTCCAGTACGCTATACTGGGGAGGTTTTGACTTTCCTCGTAAAATAAATTGTCCCTCCACCCTGCGGGGCTATGTGGAGTGTATACAGCCC